GACAACGGCAACGGGACCTATACCGCCGCGTTTACCGGCACCACCGCGGGCACCGCGAGCATCACCCCGACCGTGAACGGCAGCGCCTTCGGCGTCACCGCGGCAGCGGTGACCCTGACGGCGGATGCAGCTACGGCAACAGTAACCACCTTGACACCAAGTATTGCCAAAATTACCGGTACGGGGGATGAGATATCAACGCTGACGGCAACGGTCAAAGATGCTCACAATAACGTGGTGGCTAACCATTCAGTTACTTGGAGCACAACCCTAGGCGACCTGAACGAGACGTCAACACAGACTGATATCAACGGTCAGACTACTGTGAATTTAACCGCTATCCGTGTTGCAACGACTAACGGCACTGCTACTGTCAATGCCGTGGCTACCGCAGGTAATAAAACGGCTAATGTAACGGTACGTGCTGTTATTCAAGCTGGCACTAAATACTACTGGACTATGTACAGTGACCACGCGACCAACACTGAAAGTACTGCTCAGAACTTCTGTGCAACTTATGGCGGCGGCACAGCCGTTAGGCATGCTGATTTGCAAGCCTTTGCTACTGCGAGAGCTGACTTTGCAACGATGTCAGTATCAGGGGAATATGCGAACAACTGGTACTCTATGGCGGGTACGTGGACAACCTTATCGGGTGATTTCCATTCAGCCGCAGCAGCAGTTGGCGCAACCAATGCAGGTAGTGGCTCTACGTATGCCTGCGTAAAATAATATCTTTCATACAAATCTATAACTCCCAAGGGGCACTGTAATAACAGTGCCCCTTTCATGTTTAATTAACGTAATGAAAACAGAATGAATGGGCAATTAACCTGCGTGGCCAATGCTATTTTCAACAGTAGTGTCTCTTATACGCGTGTAGCTCCGGCCTACAATTATGCTACCAAATCTGTATGTGAAGTGGCCGAAGTTGTCGCTACAAACAAAGCGTAACCTTGGTCCCCACCCTTCCATTCTCCCTCATGTTGTACCACTGATAGTCCTACGCCCGCACGTTGTCGCTGGATCCCTCCCGCGGCATCCTTTCCCTCATGAATACTCTTGAAACCTTCTCCGAACTGGCCCGCGCGGTGCGCGACCTTATCCGTATTGGCGTGGTATCTGAAATTGATACCGAGCAGGCGCTTTGTCGCGTGCAGACCGGCGAGCTGGTAACTGACTGGCTGCACTGGCTGACGCCCCGCGCCGGTGCTGCCCGCACGTGGTGGGCTCCCTCGGTGGGTGAGCAGGTGTTAATCCTGTCGCTCGGCGGCGAGCTCGATACCGCCTTTGTGCTGCCCGCCATCTACAGCGACGATTTCCCAGCGCCGTCGGTCTCCGCGCAGGCGTATCACATCCAGTTTTCTGACGGTGCCGTGATGGAGTACGAGCCGGAAACCGGCGCGCTTTCTGTCACCGGCATTAAAACGGCCAGCGTCGTGGCATCAACGTCGGTCAGCGTGACCGCGCCCAATGTCACGGTCACGGCAAGTGAAAAAATCACACTCGATACGCCGGAGGTGGTTTGTACCAACAAGCTGACCACCGGCTCGCTGGAAGTTAAACAGGGCGGCACGATGAGCGGCAATATCAGCCATTCCGGTGGGAGCCTGACCTCAAACGGCATCGCGCTTCACACCCACAAACACGGCGGCGTGCAGAACGGCGGCGGACAAACGCAGGGGCCACAATGACAAATGCGAAATATCTCGGCATGGCCCGCGAAGCTGGGCGCGCCATTGATGACATGGCACATATCCGCCAGTCGGTTAGTGACATTTTGCTGACGCCGGTTGGCTCTCGCGTGATGCGCCGTGAGTACGGTTCGCTGATTTTCCAGCTCATTGACCGCCCGCAACACGCCGCGCTGCGCCTGCAAATTATGGCCGCCTGCTATGGCGCAATTTTGAAATGGGAGCCGCGCGTCATCCTGACCGGCCTCACCGTTGACACGACGGCGGACGGCAAAACGGTGGTGAATATTAACGGCGTCCGCAGCGACACCGGCGTCGATTTCTCTCTTAACATTCCAGTGAGCTGACACCATGGCAACGATTGACCTGAGCCAGTTACCCGCCCCGACCGTTGTCGAGGTCATTGATTACGAAGTGCTATTGGCCGAGCGCAAAGCGACGCTGGTGTCGCTCTATCCGCCCGAGCAGCAGGCCGCTATCGCCCGCACCCTGACGCTGGAGTCCGAGCCTATCGTCAAGCTGTTGCAGGAGAACGCCTACCGCGAGGTGATTTTACGCCAGCGGGTTAACGAGGCGGCGCAGGGCGTCATGCTGGCGTATGCCACGGGGAGCGACCTCGAAAATATCGCCGCCCGCTATGACGTTGAGCGCCTGACCGTGACGCCTGCCGATACCTCCGCGCTGCCAGTGACGGCGGCGGTGATGGAAACTGATGCTGATTTGCGTATCCGCGTACAGCAGGCGTTTGAAGGGCTAAGCGTGGCGGGGCCGGTGGGCGCGTATGAGTTTCACGGACGCTCTGCCGACGGGCGCGTTGCCGATATCTCGGTTATCAGCCCCTCGCCCGCCTGCGTTACCGTCTCAGTGCTGGCGCAGACCGGCAACGGCTCGGCCTCGGCTGACCTGCTGGCCGTGGTGCAGACCGCGCTCAACGATGAGAACGTGCGCCCCGTTGCTGACCGCGTGACGGTGCAGTCGGCCAACATCGTGAACTATGAGATTCAGGCCAAGCTCTATCTTTTTCCGGGGCCAGAAGCGGAGCCCATCAAGCAGGCCGCCGAGACCAAGCTCAAGAAATACGTCAGCGCACAGCACCGTTTAGGGCGCGACATTCGCCTCTCAGCCATTTACGCCGCCCTGCACGTTGAAGGTGTCCAGCGCGTCGAGCTGGCAAAGCCTGCCGCCGACCTCGAGCTCGACAAAACGCAGGCGTCATTTTGCAGCGCCTACGCGCTGACCATCGGTGGCTACGATGAGTAGCCGCCTGCTGCCGGTGGGCTCATCACCGCTGGAGGTTGCCGCCGCCGCTGCCTGCGCCAAGCTTGAAACCGTGCCGGTGCCGCTGCGCGAGCTTTGGGATCCGCTGGCCTGCCCGCTGGAGTTTTTGCCCTATCTGGCGTGGGCGCTGTCGGTTGACCGTTGGGACGAGAAATGGCCCGAAGCCACCAAGCGTCGCGTCATTCAGTCAGCGTGGTTTATTCACAGTCACAAAGGGACGATTGGCGCTATCCGCCGCGTTGTTGAGCCGCTTGGGTATCTCATCAAGGTGACGGAATGGTGGGAAACCAATGACGAGGCGGGCACGTTCCGCCTCGATATTGGGGTGCTGGAAACCGGCATCACCGAAGAAATGTATTTAGAAATGGAGCGGCTCATCGCCGACGCCAAGCCCGCCAGCCGTCATCTTATCGGGCTGACCATTACGCAGGATATTACCGGCATGGTGTATCTCGCGGCGGCGTCCTCGGACGCTGAAATCTTAATCGTGTATCCGGAGTGAGTATCCATGGCAACGTTTAAATCTGTCGTGACAAAGCTTGGTCAGGCGAGTATCGCCGCCGCTATCCAGTCCGGCAAAGACATTAATATCATTGAAATGGCAATCGGTGACGGCGGCGGCAAGCCCGTGGAGCCGGTTGCTACGCAAACCCAGCTCGTAAAAGAGGTGTACCGCACCAAGCTGAACTCGTTAAGGCTAGATGCAAAAAATGCGAATTGGGTGATCGCCGAGGCGATTATTTCCGCCAACGTGGGCGGCTTCTGGATGCGTGAAATGGGGCTGTACGACGATGACGGCGTGCTGATTGCCGTCTGCAACATGGCCGACACCTACAAGCCGACACTGGCCGAGGGGTCAGGGCGCACGCAGACCCTGCGCATGGTTATTACCGTGACAGATACCAGCGCGGTGACGCTGACCCTTGACGACTCGCTGATTGTCGCCACCGAAGAGTATGTTAATGACCTGCTCGCTGCGCATGAGAAAAGCCGCAACCACCCTGACGGCACGCTCACCGAGAAAGGCTTTGTGCAGCTTAACAGCGCGACAAACAGTACCAGTGAAACGCTGGCGGCCACGCCGAAAGCTGTTAAAGCGGCGAATGACAATGCCAATAGCCGATTGCCTTCAGACGGGACGGCGGTTGCTGCCAGTAAGCTGGAAACGGCGCGCAAGATTGCCGGTAATAAGTTTGATGGAACTCAAGACATTTCAATCCGCGCCTCGGACGTTGATGCGCTGCCCTCGAACGGGACGGCTGTAGCCGCCAGTAAACTCGCAACCGCGCGAAAGATTGCCGGTGTGGATTTCGACGGGTCGAGTGATATCGCTATCGGCGCGAGCAATGTGGGGGCCGTTCAGCAGGGCGGCGGCGTTGGGATGAGAAGCAACAATGTGGTGCATATTGGATGGAGCGACGGCAACAAGCTATTAGCTCAGGTCGATAATACCCCCTTTGGCGCTATTTATTGTGAGGGCAATAAACCCACTTCGGCGGATGTGGGGGCGCTGCCTGTCACTGGCGGCGACGTAGAGTACATTAATGGCGCTCGCCATTTTGCGAGTAAGTCCGGCGTATGGGAGGGGGCCGGTGCATTTGCCGCTCAATATGAAAACGGCTCCGCCCCCTTCATGGTGCCTTTTGGATACACGGCTGAAAAAGGTTTTAGTAAGTACCACCCCATTGTGAAGGGCATTGTTCTGACTAAAGATTTTGGCTATGGGGCGGCGTTCAGCTTTGGCGCTGTAACATCTGGAAACGCCGAATTTCCAGTGGCAGTGATTAGCGTAACTATGGATAGCCGAGCCGGGCAGACATGGTCATTCAATCCCGTCGACGGCTCTTTTTACAGTCCGGGTGATATAAACACGGGAAAAAACATTTCAGCAGGTGGCGGTGTTCATGCTGGAGGAGATATTACCTCAGGGGGGAATATCATTTCGGGGGCTGGTGCGGCGATGTACGAACGCAATGCAAGTGGTCTGGCTCGTGTATACAGCCCTAACAACCCACAACCTCTTCCTCATGATTTATCCATCGCAGGCAATATCATTTCGAACGAGGGCGGGATTTATGAACGGGGTCAGCGTGTTTACAGCCCTAACTATCGACCGCAGCCCTCTGACGTCAATGCAATAGCGCGGGACACATGCAGTTACGCCGGTTTTGCAGGTGGCAACCCACAATCGCCCTACATGCGGAACTCAAACAACGATGAGGTTGTGGCTCTTGCTCGCTATGACTGGGTTAACGTCCGAATCGACGACGTTATTAGATGGGCGACCGCTAATTTTGTTGTTGACGTAAAAATCGGGCCTAGGGTGGTGTTCTGGAGCAGTATCGCAGGCTGGAGCGATGCGTGGGATAACCTCATTCCTCCGGGCGCGGTCAACATTTCCTCGCAGACATACAACGACAACCGCGTTAACCGCGTGGTCTATGCCTATGTCATGAAGCTTATTAACGGTAACTGGTACAACGTAGGGGGATAATAAAATGAAATTGCTGGGAAAATTTGAAAGTTACACGCCGAAAAATCCGCCCCTGCCGACGGCAAATTATTTAAAAAATGGTGAGGGCATCGACTGGTACAGCATTTCTCACGATGCGGAACGGGTAAGTAAGAATATCTATTTACTTGTTGACGATGAGGGCAATGTTTCTTGCGCCACCGACAGGGGCGAAATGCTTTTCCCTAGCGGATTGAACGTGTATGAAATGCCTAAAGAGGGTGCGCCAGCCGGGCTAGTAGACAAGTTTGACTGGGTGCTAAAAGAGGGCAAATTAATTCCCCCTGATACGCTGGTTATGGATGCCATGGCTAAAAAGGGCGCGCTCATTGCCACGACGGAAAAAGCCATTGAGCAGCTTTCCCGCGCGGTCAGGTTGAAGATGGCGACGGACACCGAAAAAAGCCAGCTTGAGAACTGGGAGAAGTACAGCGTTCTGCTCAGTCGCATTGACGTTTCCGCCGCGCCGGATATCGAGTGGCCCGCCCCACCTAAATAGCCGCACCCTGAATCGCAATGATAGCCCCATGATCGGGGCTTTTTTCTGTCTGTTGTGTCTCTCCCCCCAGAACGCTAGCGCCTCGCCCTGACTCGCCCGAAACAACAAAATGACCTTGCAAATCCATTACGGAGTTAACCCGATGAGTGACTTTCACCACGGCGTGCAGGTTGTTGAAATCAACGACGGCACGCGCGTTATTTCCACCGTTTCGACGGCCATTATCGGCATGGTCTGCACGGCCAACGATGCCGACGCTACCCTTTTCCCACTGAATACGCCGGTATTAATCACCGATGTGATCGCCGCCCAAGGCAAGGCCGGTAAAAAAGGCACGCTGGCCGCTTCTCTGGCCGCGATTGCTGACCAGTGCAACCCCGTGACCGTCGTCGTGCGCGTGGCGGAATCCGAGAATAAAGACCCTGCCGAAGCGCAGGCGGAAACCGTCTCTAACATCATCGGCGGCGCGGATGAAAACGGTAAATACACCGGCCTGAAAGCGCTGCTAACCGCCGAGGCCGTCACCGGCGTGAAGCCGCGCATTCTCGGCGTTCCGGCACTCGATTCGCTCGACGTTGCCACGGCGCTGGCGGGCGTGTGCCAGTCGTTGCGCGCCTTTGGCTATATCAGCGCGTGGGGCTGTCGCACGATCTCCGACGCTATCAAGTACCGCGACAATTTCAGCCAGCGCGAGCTGATGCTTATCTGGCCTGACTTCCTCGCGTGGGACACCGTGACAAACAGCAGCCAAAAAGCCTACGCCACCGCCCGCGCGCTGGGCCTGCGCGCCAAAATCGACCAAGAGACCGGCTGGCATAAAACCCTGTCAAACGTTGGCGTTAACGGCGTGTCCGGTATCGATGCCTCGGTGTTCTGGGATTTACAGGCGTCCGGCACCGATGCCGACCTGCTCAACGAGGCGGGCGTCACCACGCTGGTTCGTAAAGACGGTTTTCGCTTCTGGGGAAACCGCACCTGTGCCGATGACCCGCTATTCCAGTTTGAGAACTACACCCGCACCGCGCAGGTGCTGGCCGACACTATGGCCGAGGCGCACATGTGGGCCGTTGATAAGCCGGTGACCCCTACGCTAATCCGCGACATCGTGGACGGCATTAACGCCAAGTTCCGCGAGCTGAAATCTAACGGCTACATCATTGACGGCACCTGCTGGTTTGATCCGGCGTCGAACGGTAAAGAGACCCTGAAAGCTGGGAAGCTCTATATCGATTACGACTACACGCCGGTACCGCCGCTGGAAAGCCTGATTTTGCGCCAGCGTATTACCGACACCTATCTGGTCAGTCTGGCCGCCTCCGTAAACAGCTAAGGAACCCTGAGACATGGCACTCCCTCGCAAACTGAAATACCTCAACCTGTTTAACGACGGCTTGAGCTACATGGGCGTGGTGCAGTCGGTCACGTTGCCGAAGCTGACCCGCAAGCTTGAGAACTACCGAGGCGGCGGCATGAACGGCGCGGCACCGGTGGATTTAGGGCTGGACGACGACGCGCTGACCGTCGAGTGGTCAGTGGGCGGCCTGCCCGATGAAACCCTGTGGTCGCAGTATGCCGCCGCCAACAGCGCCGCCGTGCCGCTGCGCTTTGCCGGTTCATTCCAGCGCGACGACACTGGCGACGTGTCCGCCGTCGAGATTGTGCTGCGTGGCCGCCACAAAGAAATCGACCTCGGCGACATGAAACAGGGCGAAAACACCGAGTGCAAAATCTCGACCCAGTGCACCTATTACCGACTGGTGATTGACGGCAAAACCCTGATTGAAATCGACACCGTGAACATGGTCGAAATCGTCAACGGTAAGGACATGCTCGAAGCGCACCGCCGCAATATCGGCCTGTAATACACCGGCGGCCAGTACGCTGGCCGCTCCCACTTTCCCAAATTGAAGAGATAAAAAGATGAGCGAATTAGCGACCACAAATAGTGCAGAAAACCCGAACGTCATCACGCTGGATAGCCCGATTAAACGCGGTGAGACGCTTGTCGAGACCGTTACCGTTATCCGCCCGAACGCGGGAACGCTGCGCGGGGTCAGTCTGGCCGACGTGGCAAACTCTAACGTTGACGCCTTAATCACGGTGTTGCCGCGCATTACCTACCCGAGCCTCACCAAAGTGGAGTGTGCCGCGCTGGAGCTGCCGGACTTCGTGACGCTTGCCAGCAAGGTGATCGGTTTTTTAGCGCCGAATTCGGGCCAATAACCTACCCGCCAAAATTGGGGGTGGATGACCTCATGGCCGACGTGGCGGCGGTGTTTCACTGGCCGCCGTCAGAACTCTATCCGATGAGCCTGACCGAGCTCGTCAACTGGCGCGAAAAAGCGCTCGAACGAAGTGGACACGCCAATGAGTAACAACGTGACGTTGCAGGTATTACTCAAAGCCGTTGACCAAGCCAGCCGCCCGTTTAAAACCGTCCAGACAGCGAGTAAATCGCTGTCTGAGGACATCCGCAAAACCCAAGGCTCGATTAAGGAAATGAACGCCCAAGCGGGGCGGATTGAGGGTTTTCGTAAAACCAGCGCGCAGCTCGCCGTCACCGGCCAGAAACTGAAAGACGCCAAGCAGGAGGCCGCACAGCTCGCCATTCAGTTTAAAAACACCGAGAACCCGACCCGCGCGCAGGCGCAGGCGCTGGACTCGGCCAAGCGCTCGGCCTCCGAGCTGCAAACCAAGTACAACGGCCTGCGCCAGTCGGTGCAGCGCCAGCGGCTTGAGCTCTCGCAGGCGGGTATCAGCACCCGCACCCTGTCCGACTCCGAGCGCCGCCTCAGAACCTCCCTGAGTGAAACCAACGGCCAGCTTGAACGCCAGCGCGCCTCACTTGCCCGCGTCAGCTCGCAGCAGGCGAGGCTCAACGGCATTCAGAACCGCTATCAGGCCGGTAAACAGTTCGCGGGCAGTATCACCGCCGCCGGTGCTATGGGCGTGGGCGTGGCAACCGCCGGTGTCGTGGCCGGTGGCGCGGTGCTTAAGCCCGGCTATGACTTCGCGCAGAAAAACTCTGAGTTGCAGGCGGTGCTCGGTTTAGAGAAAGACTCGGCGGACATGCAGAGCCTGAGAAAACAGGCGCGCTTACTGGGGGATAACACGGCGGCCAGTGCCGATGACGCCGCCGCCGCGCAAATCATCGTGGCGAAATCCGGCGCGGACAAAGACGGCATTCTGGCGGCCACGCCCACCATTCTGAACCTGTCGCTTGCCAACAAACGCAGCATGGAGGAAAACGCCACTCTGCTGATGGGGGTGAAATCCGCGTTTGGCATGAGCAACGATAAGGCCGCGCACATTGGTGACGTGATTTCTACCGCCATGAACAAGTCGGCGGCCACGTTCGACGGCCTGAGCGACACCATGACCTACGCCGCGCCGGTAGCGAAAAATGCCGGTATCAGCGTCGAGCAAACCGCCGCCATGGCCGCCGCGCTGGCCGATGCCAAAATTACCGGCTCCATGGCCGGTACCGGCACCCGCGCGGTCATTACCCGACTACAGGCACCGACCAGCACCGCCGCCACGGCGCTGAGTGAGCTGCGGGTCAAGACGGCGGACAGCAAGGGCAACATGCGCCCGCTGTTCGTCATCCTGAAAGAAATGCAAAAGAGCTTTGATAAAAACAAGCTCGGCGACGCCCAGCGCGCGCAGTACATGAAAGCCGTCTTTGGCGAGGAGGCCAGCTCGGCGGCGGCGGTGCTGATGACCGGTGCCAGCTCGGGCAAGCTTGACGCGCTGACCAAGGCGTTACAGGAGTCTGACGGCAAAACCGAAGCGCTGGTTAAAATCATGCAAGACAACCTCGGGGGCGACTTTAAGGAGTTTCAGTCTGCTTACGAAGCCGTAGGTACCGATCTCTTTGACCAGCAGGAGAAGTCTTTGCGCCATTTGGTGCAGACCGCGACAAAGTACGTGCTCAAGCTCGATAAGTGGATTGTTAACAATAAGTCGCTGGCGGGCACCATTGCCAAGCTTGCCGGCGGGGCGCTAATTATCACCGGCGCGCTGGGGGCTATCGGGCTGGTTATCGGGCCGGTTATTGGCGGGATAAACGCCATTATCATGGCCGCCGGTTTTCTCTGGTCGGGGTTAACCGTCATCGGTGGGGCTATTGCGACGGTCATCGGCGGGCTGACGTGGCCGATTGCCGCCGTTGGCGTGGCTATCGTCGCCGGTGCGCTGCTCATCCGTAAATACTGGGAGCCAATTAGCGCCTTTTTCAAAGGCGTGATTGAGGGGCTGGGGATTGCGTTTGAGCCGGTGAAAGAGCTGTTTGCGCCGCTTAAGCCGGTGTTTGAGTGGCTGGGCGACAAGCTCAAAGCCGTATGGCAGTGGTTTAAAGACCTGATTGAGCCGGTGAAATCCACGCAGGAAACGCTCGACGGCTGCAAAGATGCAGGGGTGATGTTTGGCAAAGCCATTGCCGATGCCCTGACCGCGCCGCTGCGCGCGTTCAACAAGCTGCGTGAGGGCGTGGACTGGCTATTGCAAAAGATGGGGCTCATCAAGGACGAATCGGCGGATATCGATAAAAACGCCGACAAGGCGCGGGGCGCAGGCAGGGACGTCGGCGCGGGCAGTCTGGCAACCCCGCCCGCTGGCGGACTGCTCGGCGGCGGTTACGTGCCGGTGTCAGCCGGTGGCGGCCGTAATTATCAGGATAACAGCACGCACAACTACCAGATTGTGACTGACGGCGGCAACGGTCGGGACAGCGGGCGGGAAATTCGCGAGCAGCTCGAAGCGCGAGACCGCCAGCGCCGCGCCCAAGCCCGCTCACAGATGGGCCACGACTAAGGAGAACTCAGGATGATGTTAACACTCGGCTTTTTTGTTTTTCACCTTAAGACGGTGCCTTACCAGAGCCTGCAACGCAGCGTGGATTATCGCTGGCCGTCAAACAGCCGTATCGGCCAGCGCCCGACGGTGCAGTTTCTCGGGGTTAACGAGGAGAAAATTACCCTGTCCGGCGTGCTGATGCCGGAAATCACCGGCGGCACGCTTTCCCTGCTGGCGCTCAACGTCATGGCCGACGAGGGCAAGGCGTGGCCGCTGCTGGAGGGGAGCGGCACCATTTACGGCATGTTTGTGGTGAACAGTATCAGTGAAACCCGCACCGAGTTTTTCAGCGACGGCGCGGCCCGAAAGATTGAGTTTGCGCTGTCGCTCACCCGCGTGGATGAGTCGCTATTCGCCATGTTTGGCGACCTTAAGGCGCAGGCGGACACTCTCCTGACCGATGCCGGAGGGTACACCAAGGGGCTGTTAACATGATTAGCGGGATGACGTTCGACGCGGGCGCCAAGGTTGCGCCCGCTTTTATGCTGACGCTGGGTGGTAAAGACATCTCGCGGGATATCAGTAACCGCCTGCTGTCGCTGACCCTGAGTGACAACCGCGGCTTTGAGGCCGACCAGCTCGACATCGAGCTCGATGATTCCGACGGGCTTGTCACCATGCCGCCTCGCGGCGCGGTGCTGACCCTGTTTCTGGGCTGGCAGGGGGCGGCGCTGATTGGCAAAGGCGATTTCACCGTGGATGAGATTGAGCATCGCGGCGCGCCGGATACGCTGACCATTCGCGCGCGCAGTGCGGATTTTCGCGGGACGCTCAACTCCCGCCGCGAGGTGTCCTACCACGACACCACGCTCGGTCAGGTGGTTGAGCAGATTGCAGGACGCAACAAGCTGACGGCCAGCGTCGCCGGTCAGCTTGCCGCTATTAAGGTGCCGCACATCGACCAGTCGCAGGAGTCTGACGCCAAATTCCTGACGCGGCTCGCCACGCGCAACGGGGCCGAGGTGTCGGTCAAGGCCGGTAAGCTGCTATTTCTGAAAGCGGGCAACGGCACCACGGCCAGCGGGAAACCTATTCCCGCGATGACCATCGAGCGCGGCGACGGCGATCGCCACCAGTTCGCCATTGCTGACCGAGGGGCTTACACCGGCGTGACGGCCAAGTGGTTGCACACCAAAGACCCGAAGCCGAAAAAGCCGAAGGTGGTGAAGATTAAGCGCAAGCCCAAGGTGCAGTTTTTGCGCGCGCTCCAGCATCCCAAGGCTAAGGCCGCGCCAAAGGCCAAAGCCCCGACCAAAGCGGCGGAGGCCAAAGAGGGCGAGTACATGGCCGGAGAGGCGGATAACGTCTTTGCGATCACCACCACCTACGCCAGCAAGGTGCAGGCGATGCGGGCGGCGGCGGCCAAGTGGGACAAGCTGCAACGCGGCGTGGCGGAGCTCTCCATCACGCTGGCAATGGGGCGGGCGGATTTATACCCCGAGACGCCGGTCAGCGTCAGCGGGTTTAAGCGCGTCATAGACGAGCAGAAGTGGGTCATCACTAAGGTTGTCCACTCACTCAGCAATAACGGCTACATGACAAGCCTAGAGCTTGAGGTCAAGCTTTCTGATGTGGAGTACGAGACCGAAGATTAAATTACCTAAATAACTCATAACTGTTTGTTTTAATTGGTTTAAATGGCTAAAATTATCACATCAAAAGGCGACTGACCGAGGTGTTATCCATGTTCCATTGTCCTATCTGTAAAAATGCTGCACATACCCGCTCCAGCCGTTACCTGAGCGAGAATACGAAAGAGCGTTACAACCAGTGCCAAAACATCAATTGCGGGCATACGTTTAAGACAATGGAGTCGTTCGACGGCTCAATCGTAAAACCGAGCCTTATCTGCGCCGTGATGCCTCACCCGACCTCGCACGGTCAGCAAACCTTCATGATGTAA